ATATCTTTAACAATTATGCAGCCCGGGTAGGTTGTGCTGTTTTGCAAAGTTGCTCCACCAAGGTTCGTACTTCCATACACATAAGGAGTAAATGAAGATGTGCCTAGTTGAGTTGTTGTAAAAATTTGAGTCCAAGTGTATGTGCCACCAGTTTGTGTATCAAAATCATCAAATGTATCAAACTCAATAACAGATCGGCTTAATAAAGTGCCGCCAGCACCTTTACGCAAAGACACATAAACTGCTCCAACAGTTGTTTCTTTTGAAATGTTTCCGACAGTTACTGTTATTTCATACAGTCGGCCAGCGACTGGAGTGAACGGCGCATTGGTGGTCATCAAAATGGTTTCGCCAGTTGTTGGTGTTATCAACTCAGTTGTGCTACGAATGTAAGCTTTAATGCCTTGTGGGTACGGCGCGACTGTTGAGTTAATTGTTGCGTTTAATGTTGAGACTTGAGCAGCCAAAGTTGTGTCAATGGCGTTGGCAGTCGTTCTAGCAGCTGCCGCGCCCTGATAAACATAGTCGGTATCGTCAGGTGTTTCCCACCCGTAAATCGGTGTATTTGCCATTACGCTGCATTCTCCCAAATCACACTATTATCATACGTTGCCCAAGTGGTAGTTTGTGGGACTTGTAGCCAAACTTGTCGGCTGTATGTCTCCGAGTAGGCAGACAAAAATAGGGTCAGTTCAGCTGTGTATCTGGTCAATGACCATTGCCAGCCCTCCACAAAGGCTTTGAGTTCGCCACCCATTACTGGTGGTAGATCATCACAGGTAATGTAGAGGCCATTGTAAACGGCAGCCATCTGATCCCGAGTCGCATCGCTGACTGTCGGCGAGTGTAAAGGCACAGTCAAAGCACTTGGGTAAACTCGGGCAAAGGCACGAGATTTTACGTAGTCTTGCGCTTGCGCCAAAGCATCAGTTGCGTTTTTTAGTGTCGTTGTTTTGCTACCTGTTAGAACGCCATAAAGTTGCTGGCTTAATACGTTTTCATCTGATGCAGTACCGCTGGCATAAACTACGTCCACATAATTATAGATCTCGCCCCATTTAGCATCTACCATCAACCCGGCAGCCAACACATCGTCAGCTGTCAAAGCGTATGGACTCGCCAAAGCCCTAGCCGCGTAATCGTCATAGTAAATCGATCCATCAGCAGCTTCCCACAAAACGCCTCGCCCAGAGTTAGCGGCATCTTGAGCCAGTTGCAAAGCGTTAGTTTCGGCACCTGCGTAGGCCACCAAAATGTATTGTCCAGGTGTGTCAACATCGGCTGGTAATCCAGTAACTAAAGCAGCTGCTTCGGCATCGTATTGCGCCCATGAAATTCCATCTGGCGCGTTTGTCCAGCTAGTGTTGCCAACAAGATCTGCCCATGTAGTTGTAAAGGCATCGGTCAAAATGTTAAAAACTCTAGTGCCGTCTCGTTCCTCGGCGTAGGTGGCAGCTGATAGCCGCTTGTTTAGTTGGGCCAATGGTCCAACTGCTGTCACGGAATAACGAGCGATTGAGCCATCTGCCCCATAAGCATCAAAAGTGACGACAATGTCCGAGATGATGCCAGTAAAAATTGTCTGCGTACCTGATGTACCCTTGGCAATTTCGACTTCGATTTTGTCTGACAACTCAATGTCCAAAGGCGAGTCACCATCGGTCCAGAAACTGATGTTGGCAAAGCCTGGTCCAGCCTGTTCCAATACATCTTGGCGACCCATGTTGATCTGAATGCTTGACAAAGTATTCTCAGCAATCGTGGTACTGCCATTGATCGTGACCGTTGGATACGGATCGTACGTTGTCACAACTGGCTTCCTGCAAAATTTAACGCGCCTGTGCGGCGTGTGCTGTTTTGGAATAGTCGCTCAATGGATCGGCGAGCAGACTCTGCATCTATGACACCGTTAATGTTAATGATTGTCTGGCCACTGCCATTGGCACTTATACGCCCATTACGGCCAGCAGACATGGTCAAGATCTCTGGGCCACGTTCGCCTACCAAATAGGAGTTTCCACCCGTTACAGGGCCACCAAGGGCTCGTTGCCCCATGATTCCGCGCTGTGACTGTGGGATACCTAGGAAGTCTTGGAACGGTTGCTCAACATTACGATCAAACCAACTCAAAGCAGCCTTGCCGTTGCGGTAGGCAGTCGCGATTGCGTTAATAGCATTGGCCACATTCTGCAAAGCATCTGCCATGTTTTGTAAGTTATCGTTACCCTCGGTGGCATCATTGCTAGACAATGCCCCAAACAGATTGCCAAAGGCTGTGGCAAGATCGCGCAAAACTGTGCCTAGATTGTAAGCACCGCCCTTGTCACCGCCTGTGAGTTCATTCTGCAAAGTCTTAACCTTGTTGCTCAAACCCTTGTTTGGATCGTCACCAGTAAATCCTTGGGCAACTAGGTTTACTTGGTCCAATACCTTTTTCAAAACTGGCAGTAATTTTGCACCTAAATCTTCTTGGATCTCTGCAAAGCGTTCACGCAAGATAGCCAACTGGCCAGCGTAAGTTGCGGTATTGGCTTGAGCCGATCCGCCAAATAACTTTTGCAGCTCATCGGAGGCCTTGTTGAAATCCTTTGTCTTAACAATGTTGGCATCAAGTGGCACACCTAAACGAGTCAATGCGCCCAAGTTGCCGTTGTATGCCTTGCCAAGTGCCAGGCTAACTGTCTCAAGATCCTTGCCAGTGGCCGCACTGATGTCTATTGCAAGGTTATTGAGTTCAGTTGCCTTAGTCAGGTCACCAGTTGCTCGGGCTAGGTTAGCCAGTGCCGGGCGAAGTTTGCTATCTGAAATACCGTAGGAAATCTGCTGTTTCTTAATGTAGGTTTCGGTGCTGTCGATCTGCCCGTCAGTGGCCTTGGTTGTGTTTTGCAAAGCCTTGCGAAGTTTTATTTGGCTTAGTTCATCCTCGGCAGCTGCTTGCACTGCATCTACACCGATCTTGATAGCCATTGCGCCAACCGCCACACCTACGGCAGCAAAAGCCTTAATCATCTTTTTAGAATTGGCACTAATTCCGCGTTCAAGTTTGTTGGTGTCAGCTGTGGCAGCGGTCATGCCCGAGCCAAACTTGGACACATCGGCGAGCAAGTTGAGTTTAAGGGTACGAGTAGTTGCCATTAGATGCCGCCTTTATTCCAGTTGCTTAATACCTTATCGACTGCATCAAACCATCTGCGAGTAACTTCAGGTTGCAATGCTTTGAGTGTTGGAAAAATCCAATACCCTCGACTGCCTCGGCCCTCGCTTGGTGAGCGATCTGGAAACTTGTAACCACCGTTTGGAAACAAGCCAGCCGATCCCTTAGCGTTACGATCCGCGCCAAACTCATTACCAAACAAAAGAACGCCAGCGTTGGCCCCACCCGATGCGCGACCTTTTGAGCCACCAATGGTGATGTTGGGTATGCGATCCTTATTGGCTCGTACCGTACTTGCCACTAAAGCAGCTTGTGCCGGCATGTTTGAGGATGTGTATCCAGCCATCTTTACGGCGTTGCCGGTCCAGCCACTAATGGCTGTCACATCGTCTTTTAACCCTTTTTTGCTGTCATCATCCATAGCGTTTAACGCTTTGTAGAGTCCCCTTAGATCGCGCTGGTCTGGCTTAATGCTGACTGTGGATCTGTCTGCCATTAGCCTTTCCTCTCTGCGATCAGCTCAAAGGCTGTGTTTAAATCTGTGAGCGACCATTGCGCCAGTTCACTTAATGCAATGCCAGTGTGAGTGGCTAGCGCGATTAAGTTTCGCTGGATGCTTCCAGGCTGATGGCTTTTGGGTCCTCGCTCACCACATCAAAAGTGTCAAACACAGTTTCAACCCATGTTTGATGCATCTTTAGATCGGTGTGGCCAGCCATAACACTCGCTTTGTAAAGCACATACGTTATGACTTCCAAACTGCCCTCGGCTGTTTTCTGTTGTGCCTGGGTAAAAGTGTAACCCAATTCCCTTTCCAACTGAATCCATAACCAAGCCGCATCATCGCTCACTATGTAATTAGTGCCCTGTTGTGTCGTGATTTCGTATTTCATAAGAGTTGCCCTGTTCTATTCGTTAAGTGCGAGTGACTGATCCATCCTCGATGATGAATTCGAGGGTGGTTGTTAGTACGTCTGTTGCTGCGCCACCTGCTGGTGGAAACACAGGGAAAACCTTGCCAGCGAAAGTATCGCCATTGGCATCAAAAGAGAATGTCAGAGCTGTGTCTGGTGCGCTTTTAGCTGCATCCCACAATGCTGAACAAATCCCTGCTGACGATGACCAGTCAGCAAACATTTCTACTGACAATGTGCCTGATGAGTCTACTGTCTTGTAGGCGCGGCCTGATAGCACTTCAAGTACCTGCTGGTTGTTTTCTAGTGCCATTGTGACACTGCTTGCCTGGTCTGCGTACGACACCGAGTTGATGGTCAGTGTGAGATTGCGACCAGTTACATATACTGCTGGCATTTTTCTTACCTCTCTTAGTTGGTTGTTACCATCTCGATGTTGATCTGGCTGATAAGCATGTCGGC